CGGCTTGCTGGCTGGTGAACGTGAGTGTTCATTGGTCGTTACCTCGCTGCGAAAGCAGCATGGAGCGTGTTTCTTGGTCGTTACCCGCTCCCTGATTGCCCCGCTTATGCGGGGTTTTTGGTTTCTTCGCTATCGTATTTATTGCCACAGAAAGGACAGTGAGACATTTTGAAGCCGTTTTGCAGGTGCTTCACGTTCTTTGCTGGCTCGCCGTTCTTTTTGAGTGGTCGATACTCTGTGTTCACATAGAGCGCTACTGGTGCTGATGGCTTTCCGTCAAGAAAGAACACGCGATTTTGCCAGTCAACTTTAAGAGAGCCGTTAACCATAGGCGTGTCTTTCATCTGTTCATTTACTGCTACTTCTACTTTTTCAAGCATTTCATCAAAGCAATTACATTGACTCATTGTCGTTACCTTCTATCTGGTGAAATAAACCCCGCACAGTGGCGGGGTGGTTTGGTCGTTACCCGAATGTGGCACCCCGTACAGAATTCGAATCTGTAACTTTCGGATTAGAAATCCGATGTTCTGTCCAGTTGAACTAACGGGGCGTATTTTGAAAGCGGCCTGCACTAGGTCGTCAGTTCTAGCTATTATCCTTGGGCTCTTGGCCTGACTCAGACCGCTTTCAAAATAGGTTGTAGTTTTACTTCATTTCGGAAGGTCTCGTCACAGCCAGACTTTAGCTTTTTGTCGTAACCCGACTAGGGCCAAATTTCTAGCACTTATAGAATATTGGTAACGGAAGTTGCCGTCTTTCCGAGCTGCCACAAGTTATGTATTTTCTGTTCTCGACGTGCTTGCCAACTTGAAACGTCCATCCGTCATAGTGATTTAGTGTTCACTCACCTGAACAGCTTTAGTGCGTTCTCGTTCCACTTGCCTATTACTTTGAAGCCGCTGGCCTGTTCGGGGCTATTGCGGTCTTTCCCGCCGTCATAATGATCACGAAGTTAAGGATCCCTCGCTCATTCCGTAGCATTATTACTGCTCGTCTACGTCTTAGGTTTAATTCACGACCTAAGCATACAGCTTCCAGTGCAGTGGTGAACTGGCGCGGATTACCGATGGCTACACCGTATACCGTCTATGGATATCAGCATGTCCAAGATGCTTCAGCTGAGTGGTTGCCTATTTGAAATTTTCAAAACTTATACAGTTAATGGAATTTTCCAACCACTCACTGAAACACCCTTGCGCTGGCTTGTTTACTCACGCCCAGCAACGTGATCTCTACGACTTTCCACAGGCATAGAATTTGTTAACTTATTCTTTCCACAGGTAAAATAGGAAAGTAATTTATGAGCTTTTTACATAAAAGAATGCATTTGAATCACGGTGATATCGTCGAAGTAGACTGTTCTCATCAATGCAACGTCATCATTCTTACCGATACCAACTTTAGTAATTACAAAAGTGGTCGTCGTTACCAATATCACGGTGGTTTTTTCAAAATGCTTCCGGCGAGAATACAGGCCCCATCTACTGGGTATTGGAATGTTGTTCTTGACCTAGGCGGTGGAAGTGCCAACATTCGCCACTCAATCTCAGTCATTTCCGCATAGCAATTCACCTTTAGCTTGCTCTAAAGCTAACTCAAGGGCGGATATGATTTTTTCTTGCGTGCCGTCCTTTGTGTATGCAGTGCATGCTATTCCTTGATTGGACTCGGTGTCGCGACCCCAAATTACCGAGCCTTCATGTTCAATAATAACTTTCATAAACCCTCCAATAATTATCAAAACGCCCTAACAAAGACGCTTTGATAATCGCCCTAAAAAGGGCGGTTATCCTGAGTCACGAACGCACGTTGTACTCAATGGCAATGTATTTCTCTTGACTACCAAACGTGACTCTCGCATCCAATTCATTTCCACCGTGGATGATGCTCGGTGTGACCTCTTTGGTTCCATCGCTTACGATGTAGCCAAAGTAATCGTTCATGGTTCGTGTTGTTAAAGAGCGTATCGGCTAACCGATGTGATAAATATTACATAATGGAATTTGATTGTAAATTACAAAATGGAATTATTTTTTGTGGTCGGATGAGTTTTGTGATGTTGATTACAAAATGGAGGCAATAAAAAAACCGCCGTAGCGGGTGTTTAGATTAAGCAATGCGTTGTAATAACAACTGCCTTTGAGTAATATTGACGTGCGGGTTGCTTGGTCGTGGCCCGCAAGCCAATGAATTATGTTCATTGGTTGTTACCTTCGTGACGTTGCCTTGGTCGGTTCGTCACCCAACTAGCCCGCTCATGCGGGCTTTTTGGTTTCTGGTGGTTAAGAAATGATCGCTAAACTGGTTGAATAAACAGTATTATGAAATTAATATTGATCCTGTCCTTATCGATCGCTTTCAAAGCGTAATACCGACCAAAAGCGTTAAGGGCACGCTCTTTAATATTTCATAGAAGGAAACAATCATGAATATGATTAAACACGACCAAAATCTAACCATGAGCAGCCGAGAGATTGCGGAGTTGACCGGAAAACGTCACGACAACGTAAAGGCTGACGTAACCAAGATGCTTGATGAGCTAAATCTAGATGTCCTGAATTTTCAGGGTATCTATTTCGACGCTCAGAACAGGAAGCAAACAGAGTACAAGCTGGATAGAGACCTAACACTAACTTTAGTGTCCGGTTACAACATCAAGTTACGCCACGCCATTATCGAAAGGCTGGATGAGCTAGAGAAGAGTCAGGTAAAGCTTCCTATGCTGCCTAATTTTTCTAATCCTGCAGAAGCGGCTAGAGCATGGGCAGAGCAATATGAAGCAAATGCAATCAAGCAACAGCAACTTGAACTAGCAGCTCCAAAAGTTAAGTTTGTAGAGAGCTTGGTTGAACGAAAGTCTTTAATGAATGCCACCCAAATTGCTCAGCAGTTTGGTAAATCTGCTGTATGGCTAAACAAGCAGCTTGAAGATCTTGATGTATACAACAAATCAGTAAAACGCGGGAGAACGTTTCAAAAGTGGTTTATTGATAGGGGATTTGGTGAAATGAAGCAAACTGAAGTTGGTTATCCTCAAGCTTTGTTCTCTCCGGCTGGTGAAATATGGATTCACCAAAAGTTTGTATCTGAAGGTATTTTATAATTTAGATAGCCTCCCTTCACTCGGGAGGCTTCTTCATTTTATGGCTATTTATTGGTAGACGGTTCCAGACAATTGGTATTCGCCATTTTTAAACTTAACAAGCATTTCCTTATATTTCATGGCGTTTTCTCTATCGAAGTAGATAGCATACATGCCCCTTTTCTGGCTTTAACCAGATCATTCCAATTCATTTTCATGCGGCAATTATTACTCATTGTAATTAATAGTGAAATCGCCATTATGTAATATTAATTGGAAATGTTGATTCCGTTATGTAATAATTATGTCAATCCTACGGAGGGCGATATGACGAACATCAATACAATTCTAAAAGACATCGGAAAATCTCAGGATGTACTGGCAAAGCAAGTCGGCATTTCTCAGAGTTCGGTGAACCATTACGCCAAGGGTAACAGGAAACCTAGCTATGAAATGGCATGGAAAATCGTTACTGCACTAAATCAACTTGGTGCAATTTGTACGTTTGACGAAGTATTTCCAAACCCAAAGCAGTAGGGGTAACGACCAATGAAATTACTTAATTTTTTTCAGAGAAAACACGTCCCGAATCCATTGGATAAATATGGTGTTAATTACAGGCTTTCATATGAAGCGATGGGAGTTTATGGGGTTCTACTTCTGACTAAAGGCGATCAAAAGTTTTTCGAAATAGACATCGACTTTTTGGTTTCTGTCACCAGAGGGGCAAGGAGGCCAGCGAATCACAGGTCTGTTATTAGGTGTGTGAATGAGCTTGTTGAACAGGGCATCGCCAGAACTTCATTTGATGCTAAAGGCGAGAAAACTTACTTCTTGGTTGATATCAGCGGCGGTAACTAATGAGCATGGAGTTAATGGTCAAGGCTATGAAGTGCAAAGTGGGTAATCCGCTTAGAAAGCTGGTGCTCATTAAGCTTGCAGATAACGCAAATGACCAAGGCGAGTGCTGGCCTTCATATCAGCACATAGCCGATCAGTGTGAGATTGGTAAAAGCACGGTTAGAAAACATATCAAGGATCTTGAGACATCGGGCCTTCTTAAAATTGAAAACCGCAAAGGACCGAAAGGTAACGCATCGAACATATATCGGTTGACGCTGAATGGTGTATCACCAGATAGCACAGGTGTATCACCAGATAGCACACCCCCTGTAGCACCAGATAGCACCGGAATCAGTCACTCTTTTGAACCAGTCATTGAACCTAATGATCTTTGTGTGTTGTTCGAAAGTTTTTGGAAGTCATACCCAAGGAAAAATAACAAGCAGGGCGCACTGAAATCATTCAAAGCTGCTTTGAAAAATCAAAACCTAACCGCGAGTGAATTTACCGAAATGCTGGTTAGCGATGTTTCTGAACGTATCAAGCGAAAGCAATTCGGCTTCTACAAGCTGCATGCAACCACGTACCTGAACAACGAGCGATGGAACGACCCACATGAAGAAAATCAACCAAGAGTTACTGAATCAGGCTACAAGCCAAATTCAATCGACGCATACAACGAGAGGTTGCTCGCCAAGTACGGACATGCTTCCGCACCGATCGAACGGGAAATCAATCCAGTTGACGGTAGCGGATTGGGTTAATACCAAGTTCCGTGAGGCTTACTTGAATCGATGGTCGTCAGAATCTCTACCCGCGACATGGGAGCAAGGGCTTAGTGTTCTTACCGTTGAGCAAATCCGCAAGGGTATGGCGAAAGTACTGATTGATTCAGCTAACGGCTGGCCTCCAACACTTTCAGAGTTTATCGATGCTTGCCGGAATCTCGGGTTTGATTTGTCAGCTTGCTTCGAGCGATTCATGGCGAACGCTAAGCCAAGCAATCACTTTGAAAGACTCGTATTTACCGATGCTGTACATGCAAACGTTAAGCGCAGAGCGATTGGTGACGATGAACGAGCATTTAAAAAAATTTTCGACAAATGGGTTAAGCGATTTTCAGCCGGTGATATTCCTCAGGATGTTCCAGCGCTTCCTCCAAAGTCGGTAGTGATGCCAACAGATATCGCAAGAGAACGAGCTGGCGTTCCTGACCCAAGTAAGTATCGCAACGGTTCGATATTCAGTCGAATCGCACAGCTAGGCAGCAAGTC